ATGTTCACGCTGGTTCTTTTTGTGTGCTACCTGGATGGCGGTTGTGAAGATATCGTGGTTGATGTCTACAAAACTGAGCAGCAGTGCCTGATATCGATGGACGATCAACGTATTCGTAACGGAGGGTGTTTACCCGCGGATGACTACATTGATAGTTTCTGGCACCCGGCCCAGGAATACAGCGATTTTTGATTATTGCAGTTGTACCAGCGTTAACTCGCCGCCAAATACAGCACCGGTATCAATATAATGCAGATTCTCGCGATCCAGCCGATGGAGCAACGGCGTGTGGCCAAACCAAAAGTGATCCGCGCCGCGAATCCCACAACCGTTGTTCATTAGCCTCGAACGATCCCACAGCACACGCTGTAAATCGATCTTTTTTAGCCACAGATAATCATCATCCGGGTAATCGGCATGAGCAATAACGTGTATGCCGTTTTGACAATGCAGCTCCAGAATCCAGGGTAATTGCCAACACTCTTCAAGAGCGAATTTCGCTGCCGGTTGCTCCGCCTGCGCATACCACGAGCCACCATTCATTAACCACATGAATTTATCCCCCGTCGCCAGCGCGTCCAGCGCCATCTGTTCATGATTCCCCCTGACCGCGACAATCCAGCGTTTACGCAATAATTTCAGGCAACGCAAACTGTCTGGTCCACGGTCAATAACATCCCCCACTGAAACCAGCAGATCCTGCCAGGGATCAAAACGGTACTGGCGCAGTTTAGCCATCAGTATCGAGAAGCAGCCGTGGATATCCCCAACCACCCAGACGTGACGCCACTGCGTACCGTCGATTCGTTGATAGATATTGTCAGGTCGTCCCATGTCGCCTCCAGAGTACAAGGGTACCTGATTATAATTTTAGCAATGATGGTAAAAAAGCCTGGACGATCGTGGGCAGGAGTATGGTATGGTTTACGGAGAATGCAGCATGAGATAAACCGTGTTTTGCCCTGGATGGCATCGCATTCGCCACATAAAAAGAGACCGAATACGATTCCTGTTTACAAATCAAAACGTAATAACCTATAAACTTCAATATGTTAACACCAAAAAACCACTAAAAAACACCTCCTGATACTTACTAATGCACCCATTCAAGATCAATCAGTTGCTATTGGTTTCGTGGCGTCGTCGGGAAAAATTCGGGATCGCATTGTTCCAGCATCTACATATTTTTAAGAATTCATCAATTCACAAAACCATCATTCCAATTTACCTTACAAGCTCCTTTTTAAATCATTACCGGTGCGCACCACTTTTTCTTCCTGCCCTATACTTTCAGTCTGACATATGGCTGGAGGTTTCTATGTGTGGATGTTTTTTACAGTCAATGACGCGTGAAGATTATCTTGCCCTGCTCGCTGATGAATCAGAACGCGACATTTCACTCAATCTCGAACCAACTAGTCAACTATATTCGGCACGAGATATTAAAGTTCAGCTGTTAAATTTATATGGTACACGGCTACACGTATCTTATATAAAATTAAACAATAAAAACAATGCAATACATATTAAACCCCATTAATATCATTTACTAACTTTGTCAATTTATCTATAGATAGTGGCTGTGAGTAATACCATCCTTGGACACCGCACTCAGGGAACATTTCAGTTAAATATTTCACCTGAGTTGATGTCTCGACACCTTCGAAAACGACTTTGTTAGTTATATCTTTAAAAATCTCCACCAATCCTGATACGATATTATTATTTACAGAGGGTTCACCAATAGAATCTGTAATTGACTTATCAATTTTAATTTCATCTATTTGTAAATTTGATAGCCAGTTTAAATTTGAATGACCAGTCCCGAAATCATCAATAGCTATTGATATACCTTTATTATTAAATAAAGAAATAACCTTTTGGAGGGAATTTATTTCCGCGCTCTGCCTTTCTGTTAACTCCATCATTATCATACCAGGTTTTATATTTGATTCATCAATCATCTGAAACACTTTTTCTTGAAATGATTCCGACAGAAGGTCTTGAGAACTAACATTAATGCTTATAAAAATATCAAATTCCTCAGAAAGAGACATGGTTTGCTTTACTACCATTCGAAATACAAAATCACTTATTCCCTGGATTAAACCATGCTTCTCTGCAATAGGGATAAAAATATCAGGAGGAATGCTACCAATATCATGATCATCCCATCTAATTAGTGCTTCCACACCAATAATTTTTCCGGTTTTTATTTTATAAATAGGTTGATACACAAGATATAATGATTCGCTTCTTATCGCATTTTTTAATCTTGAAACTAATGATTGCTTACGTGCAACTCTTTGATTATAAAAACCACCCAGAAGAACACCGGTCACAATAGATGTAAAGGAAATCAACAACATCGTTAACCAACTATCGAAACTCATCCACGGAAATTTAACTCCCCCCATGACACAGATATTATTATTTTTATTACAGCTTTGCGTGGTAATAAGTCCTAGTTGGTAGGATTTATCATGCTGAGCCTCTTCAAGAAGATCGACCTGCTCACCAAGTTTGAACAAATGAAGCGAATGATCTCTGTCACCTACAATTGCAGAAAACCCCTTCTCTTCATGGTCTGTAACAAATCTATTAAATGCAAATGGTGAAATCGTTATGGCTAATTTTTGATTGCTTAGCAAATCAGCTTTTACATTATTTTCCAGTAACACACCAAAAAACCAAGTTACATTGTCCTTTTCAACTTTTCTATCATAGATATTGAGAAGCAATGGTGCTGGCAACACTCCCCATAAAGCACTACATATGACTGCACCATTTGAAATAAATGATATATCTTTTATAAGAGCATAGGGCCATAAGGCCACTCTTAGAGCATGAAGTTGTAGTTCACTACAAGGACTATAAGCATTAAATATTTCATAACTATCATTTATTTTATCAATCTGTTGAATGAGACTAACGCTTCTATTCAAAACTCGTTCTGTATATGATGCAATCCTCTCCTTGTATATATAATACATTGAAATCTCAGACAATGAGAAAAAAATAAAAAATGAAAACATGATTGATATCATATAAGGCTTAATTCGTTTTAAATTGTGGTTATTCTTCACGCCGACCTCTTTATATGCCTGACCCTATGTAACAACATACATTCTACTATCTGTCGTGAATCAAATACATACAGTTAAAACAGATTATCGGCTAAAACAAATATTTCTTTATGTTTTTTATTAGAAAAGAACGTTATAAAATAACGCAAAACCACATCCAAGTTAGATTTGTGTTTGCATTTTAGCCAAATAAGTGGCACTTCATCTTGTATTCATAGGTCTAATGTAAAGGATGTAATTCTAAGGGAAATAAGTGTGAAACCGCGCCTTTTCCCGATACTGGTACTTGGGTAAAACCGATGATGACGCTGCCGGCGATCAACACTGACGCCAGCAAGCATGAGAAGGAACAGATAAGCCGTACTGTTCAGGAAATGTTTGAAGAGGCTGATGTGTGGCTGATGAGCGAATGATGAACGTGTATAACTTGATTTTTCTGTGGGGATGACAGGTCCCCACCCATCACCATCCCTCCGATCTTACCTTTGGACTCAAAGCATTTCTTATTGTCAATAAGAGCAAGAATCTACCCAAAGATAGGGTTCTTGAACGTAAAAAGGACATCATACTACTGTATTGACTCAGGTTTTCGATGGTCCTATACCAAAACCAAATCATAGACATCATGAATGATATTGTATTTTTTATGCTTCCTGTTTATCAAACTATACGTATAATCAGTCATAACCTTCACTTACGTAAGGGTATGCGATCATATGACGCGGTCGTAAAAATTCACTCCACCAAGGATTGGAGCTAAAGTTTAACTATGTTTACTTATTGGTTCTTAAGTCTGAAAAAAAAAGTTTCTCCAGTATCCGCATCTATTTTCTTCAATTCATCTCAAGCAAGTAGAAAAAAGAAAAACACAATACTCATTAAAGCTGGTGTAGAAACGAATGGAAGTTTCACTATTAGACCACCGTTTTTCTTTGAAAAAGGTAATGTTAAGATAGGAAACAACTCTTACATAAACTCAGGATGCGTAATTTTAGATCATGCGCAGGTAGTGATCGGTGAAAGTACCTTCATTGGGCCACGTGTTACGCTCACAACTGTTGCTCACCCAATTTCCCCCAAAGAAAGATGCGACGGGTTACTAATGCATTCCATACACATCGAAAATAATGTTTGGATCGGTGCAGGAGCAGTTATTTTACCAGGCGTAACTATTGGTGCGGGTAGCATAGTAGCAGCAAACAGTGTTGTTAATTGTGATATTCCACCTAATTCACTTTATGCCGGAGCACCAGCTGTATTCAAAAAAACATTAGAATAATTTATATAATGTCAGGCATGGGCGGCCAGTTAATATCTGGTGCAGATTCTGCCTGGATACGATTAATCAATACACGATATTTTTTCCATTTAATCAAAAGAGCCGCTTCACTTTCTGTTGCAATATCAAGGTCAACAGCATCCTGAAGCGGTGATATTTTAGATGTGGCTAATCTAAGAAGTTCATCCTTTTGTTGAGCTGCCTGTAACACCTGAGCTGCTCTTTTTGCATCTTCATCATGTACCCATGACTTACCATCCCATTTAACATACTCGCCATCAGGAGCTGAAGAAACGGTGTTATCAGGTAATGCTCCCAATGTCTCAACATTAACCAACTGACCAGTTCGGGTGTCATAAACGCTTTCCCCTCGATGGTCTTCAACAAGAGACCACTTGCCGGACTCAGAGTTAAATACAGCAACAAATCCATCGGGTGCTGAAGGTGGTGCTATATCAGTACTGTATGCAGGCAAACCAGTGTTCGCCGGGATATATCCATCACCTTTACCAATAAATTCATTAGTAGAAGATGACAGGTTATAAATAGTAATAGTGCGATTGGTGTTAGTCATTTTAAAAGTCATTATGCAAGTCTCACAATATAGTTAAATGCGGTATTTTTTACGGTGTTTTCAGCATGACCTGACGGCGAAACTGTCACACCGTGGCTGTGCGCGCCAATATATACAGAGTGGGCATGTGCCCCAATGCCAACAATATGGCTATGCGCACCTATATAAACGTTGTGTGCATGAGCACCATTGGTGGATGTGGTTTGCGTGACAGCACCCATATTTTGATTACCGGCTGGATATCCCCAACCTGCTTGCCATGCCATGAATGTATAATTGTGCGCGTGAGCACCCTGGACATCAGTTGTTTTTGTTCCGTAATCAAAGCCTGTTGTTTCTTTATTTCCGTAATCAAATCCTGTTGTGTCCCTATTCCCTAGGTCGGTGCTTGCGACCGTGGCACCGTGGTCGTGTGACTTAATACCGTCAAGTTCTTGCGACAATACTGTGCGACCATCCGGCTTACCCTTTATCGTCTGCCCTCTCATATCAGGGATAACGCCTGATGGATAAGCTACAGCAAGTAATGGGTAAGCAGACTTATCAAACGGCTGTCCCTGCATAATCGCATGGTTAGCAGGTGGTGTGTCTGAAGGCCAGGGAATTGGTGCACCTACAGGGTAAGAGTCAGGAGAAGGATTATTTGGTGAATAAACTCTCTTCCCATTATCGAAAACATTTCCAAAGTTACAATTCCCATTTGGCAAAATAGATGCTGGATTTGATATCCACATACCTTTTTCATCATAAAAATGAATATCAAATCTGCCACGATAATAACCATATCCGCAAGCCAGTATTCCGCTATCATCATTGCTGTATATTAAGTGGTTAGCGTCATTTCTGGATTGCAATAATGAAAAGGAAATTTGTCCCTGTAAATTACCTCCTGCTACTGGCAGCGCTCCGGCTGCCAGTTTTATCGTTTCTACTAAACCAAGATATGTGAGAATTTCATTTATTGAGCTTTTAGCAATCAAAGCCCGTCCTGTCGTCGTCAGGTCCGTCAACATCAACGTATTTTTACTGCTAAAAAAAGGCAATTTACTTCCGGATGTAGACAGCCCGGACAGCGACGTCAGTATTTCATTTAATGGATTTCAGGATGGTGTTGGTAATCAGCGCCTGCGCTGCCATATCGACAAGGTTTTTAATCACCGACTGTGTCAGGGAGGAAAATAACCCAATCATCCCGTCCCGGAGTGTCTGTGTACCATTCAGCATGCCGGTCAGCATGTTGGAGGTTCGCTCCTGGGTGGTTTCCATCAGGCCAATGGCGAGGCTGTTCAGGTTTCCCTGCGACTTACAAAGCTCCACCGCCGTCTGGTACTGCGCATCAGCGGAATCTTTATCCGCCTTTTGCTTCAACAGTTCGTACTGCTCTTTGTTGATCGCATCGTTCTGGTAAAACGCCTGCAGCAGTGACTGACGCTCGGCCAGTTGATTGCGCAGTTCTGCCAGCGGATCAACCGTCCCGGCGATATCAATCAGAGGGGCAGACATTGCAGCTGCCTGTGCCTGTAACAGTTCGCGGGCCGTACTTTGTGCCAGCGTGATTCTGGCCGTCTGGTATTCCTTTTCATCCAGTACGCTCCCGTATGATTTCCCAGGACCGCCCATAACCACGTTCTTGTCTGCTCTTTCCTGCCTGATAACTCCGCCAGCCGTCACCAGCATGCTGCTGTCGGTGTTGGTCACAATATCCGCTGACATCATTGGTGATTGCCGCACACCCTTTGTGTCGGCATGGGCGTTTAGCGCGTGCTGGCATCGGTATAATCCTGTTTATTAGATACAAATTTTTTAGTATGAGGAAAGAAAACGGAAACGGTCGTTAGCTGAATTTTTTCATAAATAGAAAGAGCCTCTGCGATTGTCGCCCGTTACAGCCGAGCTCGCCAGAAGGCCCCGTTAAAAGGAAGGCAGAAAATCTATGCATAGAAGCGAAGGCTTTGACAACGTTCTTAATTTTATGACAGAAATAAAAAAGCATTACCTTGAAAGGTAATGCTTTTTCACTCAAATTGAGTCTTATAACTATTAAATTAATGTAATTTTAATATCATAGCTTTCAAGCCCAGTCATTTTTTCACGGGCAGTAAACTGGATGTCGGAAACTTCTTTTCCTGTCTTTTTTTTGAGTTCAATAATTTTTTTCGTAATGAATTCAGAAATATCCGCTTCAGTTTTTCTTTTTAAATCTTCAACGTTCATTGTTTACCTCTCTTGATCTCTAACATATCCACGCCAGGCATGTTACATTCCCCATGGAGCACTTTTAAAAGCGCTGACATGCTTAAAAGATAGAATGGAAAGACCCAATAATCAAGAGGTTGCAGTACAATCCTCATACAATAATAGCTCACAAACCACACAAACCGCTGAACTGAAATCTGGGTCGATAACGAAACCATCAGATATCATTTCAAAAGCTTCGATGCTGCTTCGAGAATCTCTTCGGAACTGACATCACGATCGGAGGCTACATAAACTATTTTATGGTCTCCTGTCAGAGATGGAAATCCCGCAGACATCACGGGTAGATGAGCTTTTTCCCCATTAGGAAACTCACGCATTATCGTTGTAATACCCTTCATTACGGATACAACTACTGCTGGTTCGGAGTTAAAAAAAACAATTACTTTTTTCATAATTATACCGTGATGGTTCTTACATAAATGAACGGTTAAGCATACAAAAAAGGCTCCATAAGGAGCCTGAAATTTATTTTCTAAAATCTAACGAAGTCTGACTAGAACGAATGTATAGTGCAACATTATCAAATGTTATCATTGTTGATTTGCAAAAAATACATTTTGCTCCGAAAGGATTTTTTTCAGTAACATCAAAGCTTGACGTTCTGTACTGAGATCCGTGACAACACGGGCATCTGAAGTGAATATTGTTAGTAATAACAGTACCCTTATACAGCCACGACATTAACTGCTGAGGGGCCTTTAGGTCCCTGTTCAACACTAAATTCTACTTCCTGATTCTCATTCAGTGTCTTGAAATCATTGCTCTGGATAGCAGAGAAGTGTACAAACACATCTTTACTGCCATCTTTAGGGGTGATAAACCCAAAACCTTTTTCAGGATTGAACCATTTAACTAAACCAGTCATTTTATTAGACATAATAATTACCTTAATTGAGTGAGCCCTTGGGCAGAATGGTCCGAAAAAAATTATCAGAGAGAAAAGCTAACAAGGAAATCTCAACAGGAACAAGAAATAAAATTATTACAGTGACTGCTTCAGATAAATTCGTAACAAACCAGAGATTCATTAACGCATGATTAACCAAACATAGCAAGGTTTAGTTTTGTAAGTAAATCACCCATGATTTTGAACATAAAAATTATTTTAAATGGCTAAAATTGAAAATTATGCCATGCTGCTTAAGACCTTTATCTATCACCCTAAGTTGTCAGGGATTTTTGACTCACGGATGAGTCGTATTTCATTCATTGGACAATTCAAATGTAGTACCTATAAAAAGTACTAACCTCTTAATTTTTCGCTTTATTCAGCATATTTCTATGCGGTCCACTATTAGTATTCCTTATGGCCCCATAAATGCTTTCACAAGTCAATCCGGCATTGAAGCGGTCGTCAGCAATCTCAGCATAATATTTAGCTTCTGCTGCAATACTTCCGAGCATGTCGGCAAGCATTGTGGCGTCGGCTCCGGCTGTTTTGCTTCTGGCGGAAGCGGCAATATTTGCGGTGTGCTTTGCGGCGTCCAGGTGGATGGCAAGTTTGGTTGCTTCGTTGCGCAACTGGCTAACAGTAACAGACAGACTAGCAGCAGTAGCAGCTGCTTTAGCGGCTTGTGCTTGTGCATCTTTAACGGCCTCATCACGGGCAATAATTCGCCCCTGTTCAATAATGCGGGCGACAATTTGGACATTAGCTTCCTGAGAGGATTCAGCGCTGTCGCGTTCCGCCCATTTCTTCTGCCAGCCACGGTCGCTCCAGACGCTTCCGGCAAGAAACGCACCGGCCACCAGCAGCAACACAGCAAATATTTTATTCACTGGTCTATCCCCCAGCACGTCAGCGCACTTTCTTGATCCCGTCGCTCTACCTGACCGTAACAGCCATTTTTCTGACCTTTTGTCAGGCGACAATCGCGTCCGCCGTCTTTAATCCACCAGCGGATCGCTTCACAGGCTCCTTTTCGGTCGCCAGCATTGATCCGTTTGTAGAAAGTGGAAGGGAAGCATTTTCCGGGACCGATGTTATAAGGGCAGAAAGAAGCGATACCCGCTTTCTGAGGTTCACTCAGCGGGACTTGGATATTTTTCTCTACCCACGCCAGCGCCTTGTCGCGTTCTATGGCGTTCACCTGGGCGCATTTCTCAGCAGACAGTTTCATGCTCTGAACTACTGGCTTACCGTCAACCATCGTGGCGCCACGGCAAATGGTCCACACTCCGCCGCCGTCGCGATATGCCGTCAGGCTGTTACCCTCTTTCTCATCCAGAAACTGATCGAGAATCACGGGTGCGGAAGCCCCCGCAAGAATCAGACCAACGACCGCTGCGCTCAGTTTATTCTTCAGCTTTGGTGGCATTGCCATTAAGCCGATCCTCCCTTTCCTTTTTCCTGTAATACCAGTTCACTGCACAGGTGATAACAGTGCATGCAATACCGACAATAATTGCCCAGTCGCTCAGGCTTAACCCTGCAATTCTGTCGGCCAACATCCAGGACACCTCTTTTGCTGTTTTAGCTGTTTCGGCATATGCCTTCGCTGATACACCGCAGCCGGTCAGCGTGGTTCCTGTTCCATATGAAAGTCTGCTGTAAATGGTGCTCATTCTGGTCATAGCCCTACCTCCGATTTTTCGGATGGCGTTGTGTGTAATTAAAGGGTCAGGCTTCACGGGCTGGATTTATCAACAAAGCACGTAGTGAGTGATACCCGTGAGCCTGAAATGAAAAAGGCTGCCAGTTGGCAGCCTCGAAGTGAGTTAAGTTGTTTACATTGGCGGAGAGAGAGGACCTTCTAACACCTCTGCTTCACCGTTATGGCAAATGTCATCACCCCTTGTCAGATGCCAGACACCTGTGATTGTTTTACCCGATTCCAGATCATCAACAGTGTCATTCGTGTAGTACGCTACCTGTACAACACCGACATGCTGAATCCAGTAATACCCTTCTTTCATACATTCCTCCGCGATACTCAGCAGATAGTATAGAGCGGAACAGATAATGCAGCGTTGCCAGAAGCCACAACTCAATGTTTGCTGTCCGTGGTGCTCATTCTGGTCATAGCCCTACCTCCGATTTCTTCGGATGGCGCTGTGTGTGATGAAAGGCTCAGGCTTCACGGGCTGGATTTATCTACAAAGCACGTAGCGGATGTTTCCCGTAAGTCTGCAACTAGTGAATATGTCTGAAATATCAGAGTGTTTATTAAAACAACTCGATAAGTGTGGTAAAATCTGGATATATTCCTTTAATTTACTTTGTACCAATGATTACTAAACCCTGCCCCTTTTGCGGGAAACTGATCACCTTACATGCCCTGATGTGCCCACATTGCCAAACCGTAAACCCGTTCGTGAAGGCAGTTAAAAGAGAGAGATTTAAAAACGTTTGCCTCACCGCTATAGCGATCACCTTGGCAGGGGTTGTTATCTGGTTCTCTTTTTGAACATAAATTTATGTCGTTTGCACAAAATCCGACCTGCTTACCTTTCATGCAAAACAAAGTCGGCTGGGACGAACAGGAGGGGAGAGTAAAAAATCCGTTCAAATAACCAGTTCAAAAACAACATTGTTCCTGAGAGGAGAGTTCTCATCAGCAGGTTCTTTGCGAAACTGTTTTCTTAGTGCTATTCCCGCAAACACTGTCTTCTCGGTGCCTCATCACAATCAATCTATACTCGTTATCTTACTAATGGCTATATCAATTCAGTCACCGATATTTTTTATCAGCCCACATCTTTTCATAAAAATAAGATTTTCTGGGCAAATTAAGGTAAAGTTGAAGTCCATCCATCAAGGAAAAGCCTATGTCAGAACGTAAAGACTCTAAATCACGCCGTAACTATCTTGTCAAATGCACCTGCCCAAACTGTACCCAGCAATCTGAACACAGTTTTTCAAGAGTACAAAAAGGTTCCCTTTTAATCTGTCCTCATTGCAATAAAGTATTCCAGACGAATCAAAAAGAAGCAGCCTGAATCTGTTTGAGATACTGTTTCTCGCACAGAATCACTTCATCTGTATTTTAAGATTAATTAAGCTACAGATAATAAAAAACCCGCTGGCTGCGGGTTTAGTATTTTCATATTAAATGAATAGTAATTATTGTGATATCTGGGAAAACCATCCCCTTGCGTACTTTATCGTGTAAAGCAAGCAGTCAGTCTCTGAACGTTAGACTTTTCGTGCAGTGAACCAACACTTAACGACAATGGTCAGTATACTTTCTCATTCAAGATTGAGATGAAATATGCTCACCGTTGCCTTTAATGCCGGATCAGTAACATTTTAACTCTACTGATCCAACAATACATCCATTACTTCTGTCAGTATGTCTACTCAGGCTTTAGCCGTCATCGATATTGCATACAGACAAAAAAGGATTTTACTCTGTGATAGCTACGTTGCCAGCAACCGGACCTTTGGCACCATTCTCAATGGAGAATGAGACTTTTTGACCTTCGAACAAGGTGCGGAAATTATCGCTCTGGATAGCAGAGAAATGTACAAACACATCTTTACTACCATCAGCAGGAGAGATAAAACCGAATCCCTTATCAGCATTAAACCATTTTACTAAACCAGTCATTTTATTTGACATTTTTATTCCTTAATTTGGCCTTCCGGCGAACATGGTTTTATTACAGAAACTACTTAGCGCTTAGTGGAGAGACTCAAAGAAGGGATAAATATACAACACCTGAAATGAGAACTGCTTTAGTAAACTACTTTGTATTTTGTCTGTTCTTCAAACCGACGCAATCATTAACGCATGGGCGTATGTAATAATCAATGTTTATTTTAGCCGTCCAGATCTCACGATGGCCGAAAAGTATTTCTGGCATTATCTACAGGCATGTGTATAGTGCACCTCGTTATTAGCTTTAAGGAATTTTTTTGTCTCGTAAAATGACAGGAATTGTCACAGCCTTTGACTGCAAAAGCGGTAAAGGTCTAATCACCCCCTCCGATGGTCGCATAGATGTTCAGCTTCACATTTCAGCTCTAAATCTCCGTGACTCAGAAGTACTCCTTCCCGGATTGCGCGTTGAGTTTTGTCGAATAAATGGTCTACGAGGCCCATCTGCAGCGAACGTGTATCTCTCATGACTTGTAGCTCACCCTGACTTCTGGAATCATAAAAGAGAATTTAAAAACAGGGAGAGTTTCATATGTATCCGAAAATCTATCTAAACGACTGGCTAACAGGTCTTAAGAGCTCATGCTGCACGCTGATAGTGACTATACTCCTTTTCATCTAACCTGTTAGGTTGCCGCGTCCTGCTGGCCTCGGCTTGAAAACAGGGGCCAGGAATCATGGTATCATCTGGAAAATACTGCAAAATCAAGCTGATGTTGCAACAAGTTGCGGAGCGAAATAACAATAGTTAACAGACTAAATAGCTTTTTGGAATTCCACAACCTTTTTTGCTTTATATGTGTCTGTATTTTTTTTCGTGCATTCTATATCCATCTCCAGAGTTACATCCACCATCGCCAGGCAGCCTTCAATAAACCCCTCAGCAGCCTGCAGTCGCTTTAATACTTGCGTATGGGAAATTCCCAACTTTGTCCCCATAACACGAACGGGAATACAATGGATGTAATACCATTCAAGCATCACACATAAAAGAGGATCATGTTTCTTAAGCCTGGCCATAGCGCCATTAATAATTAACCCATCGTTATCACTGCAAGACAATCTGGTTTTGCATGCCTGGGGCAACAGCCCCTTGAATCCTGCTGCTACTGGAGAATAGTTCACTCCTGAACTATCGCTTGCCACCCAACCGCCCCATCGTTTTAAAGTCATCTGAATATCTCGCATGTTATCTCCCCTATTCATGCCAGTACGCCGATTGCCAGCGCACGATCTATAACCCGAAAAATAAGCAACAACTGGTCACCATATTTCGCTTCAAATGCCACAGAATCAGCATGCAACTCATCGTGATGTTCTCTGCACAGTGGTATAACAAACAAGTCGTGCGCCTTTGTTCCCATCCCCCCCTGTCCATGGCCAATCAGGTGATGCGGATCATCTGCCGGTCGCCTATAGCTTTCGCAGGGTTGAGTTTTAATCCATGCCAGATATCTGGGAGCCGTCCAGCGATTACCTCTCGCCAGCTCTGCAGGTTGTTCGCTGTAGTGGTCACGCAAATGGTCATCACAATGTCCACACAGGAGAACCGATCCGGGTTCATGACGCATAGTGGTTAACTCGTGATAATGGTAATCGCTGTGTGGCCACTGGCAGCAATTACCGCCATAACACAGAAGCCAGTAATCAAGACCACTCAAACCACCAGCAGCCTTTATAACCTTTTCATCCAGGAAGAACGGCCTCAGGGACCCGTCACTGGCAAGCGGCTGGCGAACGTCAGGAACACGGCCAGCAGGCAACCGTTCCATGACTGCCGGCTGGCTTTCCACCAGTACACACTCACAACTGAATAATGACATGAGCTCGCTGCCCGGCTTGAGCAGCACAACTCCAAGCTCACGCGCAACCACCGGCTTCAGCAGCGCCCTCATTCTGCTATCTCCCCGATAACTATTTGTCCCTTTTCTCCCCATAATTTTGTGACGCGTGAATCCCAGATGTGAGCGTCATCTTCGTAAAGGGCATCCATCAGCGCTTTCATCATGTTGTCGAAATCAGGTTTAGCCTGGTGTGGTTTACCGTTTAACTCAGCCCGTTTCTTTTTGTTCCAGCTCGCAGGCATCGGAAGAATGAAGGTGACATGCGAACCGCTTTCCGGCAGCTCAACACCCTGCAGACGAACTTCATCACAGAAAGCCCGGTAACGCAGAACCTCGGGGCGTTTTTTCCATTTGTCAGCGCGCGTCATTCTGGGCTTGCCCATTGGGGTGATATCGTAGACTTTCACATTCACCTCCAGATCCGTTGTTGCCAGGTTCTGTCCTGACGCGGAGGCTTAGATGTTTCTGGCAAGAACGCACTAATCGTCCAGTGAATGAAGTCATTATCCAGACTGCGCTCGGTCTTAATCTGCTTTGCGCGATAGCGGGCTTCCAGCTCGTCGGCTTGCTCGGTTGTGCATTCGTGATGGTGGAACCAGGAATATTTCATCGCCATCACCCCGCAAAACTCATGAGCTGCGCTGCGGCGTTTTCCGCTTCACGCTGAGTCTTGAATGCCCGGGACAATACCCAGCGCCACAGAACATCGAGCGCGGCTTTGTACAACTGCTGGAATTCAGTCTCTTCCATGTTGGCGAAAGCAATGCTGCGGGGGTGTTTACGAAGGGTTCCGTCAGGCAGTTGAATGGCGTCGTAGTGGCCAGCCTCGACAATTACCCAGGCTCGGTATGCATCAAAAGATTTGCAGGCGCTGATACTTCCTGCACGCCTGTCAGCGATTCGATCGAGGTATTGCTCAGCTGCATCAAGAAGCGCACCTTCGTTTCCACCAAATGCCGCGAGATATTTAGCGTACCCGGTCACCAATTTTCGTTCATTGGAGGAGATCGCCCCGCCAGTAGGTTCCCAGTATTCAAACCCGAGATTCAGGAGCGCAAAGAAACGGCGATGGAAAGCGGGATTCCTCACCTGACGAAATTCGGCTACCAGTACGGCACCGAGTTTGATTTTTGATTGCAGAATATCGCTGGTCTCGGGAGTGGCCGGGATCAGGATTCCTGAAGATTGCTTGATGAGTTGTAGTTCGTGCGCCATGGTTTCTCTCCGTGGCGCAGTAGGTTACGGTTGTTCAGACCGTTGATTTCATATTATCAGAAGGCGGAGTTACCCGGTAGCCGAGACGGCGGATAAATTGCACAAAACCATTGGGAGTAAAGACTTCTTCATCATCGAGCAAAGGTCGCATTGATACCATTCCATTAACGCGATATATCAGATGCCTGCCAGATGAAGGAAAGCTAAACATAACACAACCATCAGAACGTCTGACAAGGTCGTACCAATGATCATCTGATGCCTGCAATGCTGAATTACTCACTTTTTATTCTCCCTTCAATCGACACAGACGCGGTTAAAAGTTGTCGGCAACAGCATCAAAGGGATACACATTTTCGGTATTCTGTTATCTGCGCGCCGGCTAACCCAAGTTCAGTAAAACCAGTCGTCGGCGCTTTCCCATGTTTCCTGCAGGATTTCCTCCACCTTCGTTTTATCGCCCTTATCGCCACCGAAAACAGTCAGGCTATCGCCGCCAGCCCTGCGGATAACCAGAGAACAATTTTCATATTGATTCTGAAGTCGTTTAAGCAACTCTTTCTCAAGTGCAGGTACCCGATCGTTCAGATGCCCTTCCGTAAGCAACTATTGTCCCAGTTCACATCCGATGCGCTTCGTCATCATCTCACTCTGACAGAGCATAAAGAGATAGTCGGTCTGGAAATGGATACCGATAACGGATACGTCCAGAACCTGATACTTGCAGCCGAAAGTGTCGAAGGTATCAAGAAACTCGACATGCCGTTCCTCTGGCAATATACGAAAGCAATGAAGGACGTATTTGATCCAGAAAAACGCCACGAGCTTTCTCTTATGTTGCATTTTTCTAAAGCCTGGATTGAAACCACGCATATTGATCGCGGCACCTTAGTAAAAGAGTGGATTGCCGGGAACCGCATCAGCAAGGTGTTGCCACCAAACACGCCGGAGAAAGCGCCAGAGAAAAAAGAAAAGTTAACGACAGTGACGGCAGAACGCTACAAACGTGCCGTTGCTCAGTCTATCTATAACCTGAATGTTGAATCCTGTATTGCCCGCATTTATCCCGACGCGGAACCCGGTTCAATTACGGTAGAACAATTAAAATCAGCGAAAGAACTCATCGACTCTCGCGATGACATACAAGCCAAAGTTATTAAAGTCATTTCTCAAATTAATGACATCATGGATTACGATGCCCTCTCAATTTTTGGCGTCACTCGCGCTATTGACTGGAGTGACTGCCTGAATATCGGTCCTGTAATACTGCGAGATCAGGCGCGTAAGTGGCTGGCTGAAAACGGCATCTATTCCAACGGTAAGAAGTCGAACGGCTATAGAGAATGGGAGGAAGATCCTCGCTCGGCGCGCCACTCCGATAGCCCATCAACGGAAGAAGTTGGTAAGCAACTTGCTGCTCAGCGTGGAGAGTTCGTCGAGGGTATCAGCGACCCTGATGATCCTAAATGGGTAAAAACTGAGACAAGCCAGCAGTCTGCAGAAACAGAGCTGGTTAAAAATGTCGGTAACGGAATATTCGACGTTACGGCTTTGCTGCAGAACTCAGCAACTCATGGCACGACAAAGGCTACGGAGAGCACCAGCAATGTGCAGGTTCAAGAAACTGTCAGCGATGAAAAACAGGCTGGTACTGAAGTGCAGTCAGGCGAAAGCAGTCTGGAAACTGGTGAAAAGTCATATACCAGCCAGCAAGCCGATGTAAACCAGAATACGAATTCTGTCACCCAAAATAGCGATTCTGTAAACCAAACTGACCCAGTTTTGGCACAAACCGAGCCAGAAGCACAATCTGACGAACCAGCTGTTGCGTACCCCACTTACTTCGAGCCGGGACGTTACGAAGGTCTGCCGAACGAGGTTTATCAAGCAGCGAACGGTATCAGCTCAACCCAGGTTAAAGACGCTCGTGTTTCGCTGATGTACTTCAATGCGCGCCACGTAGAGAAAACCATTATCAAAGAACGTTCTCCTGTTCTGGACATGGGTAACCTGGTGCATGTGCTGGCTTTGCAGCCCGAACAGATCGACGAAGAATTCAGCGTTGAACCGTTGATTCCAGATGGTGCTTTCACCACGACAGCAACAATCCGTTCGTTTATTGATGAGTATAACGCCAGCCTGCCGGCGCAGCTGTCAGCCGACGATATCAAAGTGTTGCTGGAAGAACACAACGCCGCCGTGCCTCAGCAGGTGCCGCTCGGCGCATCGCTGGAAGAAACTGGGCAAAACTACATGGCGCTGCCTGCTGAGTACCAGCGTATTCAAGACGGCCAGAAACAAACCGCAGCGGCGATGAAAGCCTGCATCAAGGAATACAACGCCACTCTGCCTGCACAGGTGAAAACCAGCGGTAGCCGTGATGTGTTACTCGAGCAGTTAGCAATCATCAATCCTGACCTCGTGGCACAGGAAGCACAGAAACTGACACCACTGAAAGTGTCCGGTACCAAAGCGGATCTGATACAGGCCGTGAAGTCTGTTAATCCGAACGCCGTCTTCGCCGACGAACTGCTGGAGGCGTGGCGCGAGAATCCGCAAGGGAAGGTGCTTGTCACCCGCCAGCAACTGAGCACCGCGCTGAACATTCAGAAAGCTCTTCTTCAGCACCCGACCGCGGGCAAGCTACTGACACACCCGAGCCGCGCCGTTGAAGTGAGCTACTTTGGCTTTGACGACGAAACCGGACTCGAAGTCCGTGTACGCCCGGATCTGGAAATCGACCTAGACGGGGTGCGCATCGGCGCCGACCTGAAAACCATCAGCATGTGGAACATTAAGCAGGAAGGCCTGCGCGCCAAACTGCACCGCGAAATCATCGACCGTGACTACCACCTGAGCGCGGCTATGTATTGCGAGACCGCAGCACTGGACCAGTTCTTCTGGATTTTCGTCAACAAAGACGAGAACTACCACTGGATCGCCATCATTGAGGCATCAGCCGAACTGCTGGAACTGGGCATGCTCGAGTACCGCAAGGCGATGCGTGCTATCGCTACCGGCTTTGACACTGGCGAGTGGCCAGCGCCGATCACCGCTGATTACACCGACGAACTAAACGACTTCGACCTGCGCCGCCTTGAAGCGCTGCGTACTCAGGCATAAGGGGAATGAAGATGCAAAACACTAACGTAACTGTAGCTGACCAGAACGCCGTAATTAACTCCAACTTGGCCCTGTTTGATTCCCAGTATCTGAACGCCATCAGCGCATTTGCTCAAATTATGGCGCAGGGTGCGGCGACAGTCCCCAGACACCTGCAGGGAAATCAGGCTGACTGCATGGCAGTAGCAATGCAGGCAGCACAATGGCAGATGAATCCCTTTGCCGTAGCACAGAAAACGCACCTGATTAACGGCGTTCTCGGATACGAGGCGCAACTGGTAAATGCCGTTATTTCACGCAGCGGCGTGCTGGCAAACCGCTTTGAATACGAGTGGTACGGACCATGGGAAAAAGTAGTCGGGAAATTCCAGATTCGTAAAGGCGACAAAGGAGAATACCGTGTTCCTGGCTGGACCCTTGCTGACGAAACGGGCATTGGCATCATCATCCGCGCAACGCTGAAAGGTGAAGATCAACCGAGAGAACTTGACCTGTTACTGGCACAGGCCAGAACTCGTAATTCAACGCTTTGGGCTGACGACCCTCGCCAGCAGCTCGCTTATCTCGCAGTTAAACGCTGGGCAAGACTGTTCTGCCCGGATGTAATTCTCGGCGTGTATACCCCTGATGAACTGGATGATCGCCGTGAAGGGCGAGAAGTTAACCCAGCTCCAGTGCAACACGTTAGCCTGTCTGAAATTTCAGGTGACACCGTCACAACCACGCAGAGCGCGCAGGAATCGTCAGCAAATATCGACTCACTGGCTGATGATTTCCGCGAACGCATTGATGCTGCGCAGGATGTAGACAGCGCTAAAGCACTGCGCGCTGATATCGAAAGCGCGAAGGCCACGCTCGGATCTGCCCTGTTCACCGAGCTGAAGAATAAGGCAGTGAAGCGCTACTACCTGGTTGATTCACGTAACAAGGTTGAAGCCGCGATCAACTCCTTACCGTCTCCGGACGAACCGGGTGCAGCAGAACGATTCGCCGAAGTTGAGCGCGTGCTGGCAACCAATAAGCGCCACATGGGCGACGAACTGCACGATAAGTTCAGCATCACCCTGGCGGATATGAAACCGGAATACGTTGGCTAACTGGTTGGGAGGGTTCGCCCTCCCACTGAGGAGATGTAATGCGACTGATTAACCGAGGCAATCAACAATCCCCGTTAGCGCGTCAGGCATGCGACGTCGCACTAGCTACTCATCACGAACGCTACGGCGACTACGGGCGCAGCAAGATGAAGGAGACATACACTGTGAGAGTTGAAGGCGTGAAGGTCTGGGTTGAGGTGGTTAACCGTAAGGCAAGCTACGTGGCCACGGCTATGACAGGCATGCGCCGCTTACGCGCGCTGCCGGGCCAGGTGAGTTGATAACGATATTTCATTAACAGTTTTCCGGCAGCTCTATAATAAGTTGCCGGAAGCCGGAGGTAGTATGGCCAAGCTTCTTAATCTGATGGAATGGGCGAATTCAACTTATTCAACCCCGCCGTCTCTTTCAACACTTCGCCGATGGGCTCGGGAGGGACGTATATACCCTGCCCCGGAACTTCACGGAAAAGAATATAAGGTTCAGCCAGATGCTATCTATGTAAATCCGAGCAAAAAGAACCTTCGTCCCAAAGCAAAACACTTAGCGCTGCCAACTGGCGGCACTCTACTGGAGAGACTGACTCATGGCGAAAAGGCCAGTTCGTTACGACGCTAACCTGCCCCGTAACCTGACCTATCGTAAAAGAGACAGGCTTTATAGCTGGCGAAACCCGATTACCGGTCAAGAATTATCCCTTGGCCGGATCGACAGAAAGGACGCCATTTCTCAGGCCATTGAGGCTAATAACTACATCGAACAGAATTACCTTCCATCAGCGCTGCTGGACCGCATAAAGGAAACACCAACCTTTACGGTGAAAGCGTGGCTCGAGCGCTACGAAGTAATTCTTGAACGAAGAGAATTGAAGCCAAACACGATGAAGGTCAGGCGCAACCAGATCGCCACTATCAGCGATGAATTCGGACGTATGCCGCTATCGGCGGTCAGCACGAAGGACATATCTACTTTCCTTGAGAGTTACATAATCTGTGATAAGAAGAGCATGGCCTCAGGACTACGTTCGGTATTATTGGATATTTTCAGGGAAGCGATTGTCGAGGGGCATATTGAAAGGAACCCGGCAGAGCCGACAAGAACGCCGACACCCAAAGTGAAGCGTGAACGTTTACTGCTCGAGCATTTTATTGTTATCCGCGCGGCAGCTGCTTCACACTCTGAATGGTTGCCTAACGCTTGCGATCTTGCTTTGGTTACAGGACAGCGCCGCGAGGACATTTCTCTGTTTCGGTTTAGCGATATAAAAGATGGCAGGCTATTTGTTACGCAGGAGAAGACGGGCCACAAGCTGTCGATTCCACTCGATTTAAGATTGGAAGTTGCTGGCCTGGAATTGGGAGAGGTGATTGAGCGATGCCGAATCAATAATCCATCAGATTTTATGCTTTTCTCGCCAGTCAGACGCGGTGGCAGAAAGCCGGGGCCACTGACCCCTGATGGATTGACCCAGGCATTTTCGAATGTAAGGGATGCGACGACGATAAAATTTGGGCCGAACCCTCCTACTTACCATGAGATCAGAAGTCTGGCCGGCAGACTGTATGAAAAAGAACGCGGGGAGGAATTCTCGCAACGTTTACTCGGGCATAAAAATTTGACAATGACCAAAAAATACCTGGACGCACGTGGTGCAGAATATGTTATGGTTTAGACAGGATATGGAAATTTCGAGTAATTTTCGTGGAATTTCGTGAGGACACCGAAAAAAACCATGAAAAATAAATACATAAAAAGAGACCGAATACGATTCCTGTATTCGGTCCAGGGAAATGGCTCTTGGGAGAGAGCCGTGCGCTAAAAGTTGGCATTAATGCAGGCTAAGTTACCCTGCCATTTAAGAATAGATGACAGCGCCAGGTTTTCCAGTCCGCGACTAAAGTGGCCGGAAAAAAAGGACGTTTGTTACGCATCTAAACGCAAAAACCGCAAGTTCTCGTGCGAGATCCTTGCGGTTTTTTATTGGAAATCAGAGCGCTACATCTGACAATTAGCAGAGCTTTTCTGCACGCTCCACAAACGGTGCCAGGCTCATTTTTTCGCCCGGTTTCGCCGGGTCATCAATCTGGATAATCTCGATCGGCTTTGCCGTGGTTTTTCCGCTCTCCACCTGCTGTCTGGCAACATCATTCAACGGGTATTGCACCAGCGTACTGGGATTGATGACATACAGCGCGTTACCCGGGCGGCAGGTCAGCATCACCTCTTCCCGATTAAACGCCCACTTATCTTTGCCAACCTCAAAACGGCTGACGGTAATGACCTGCGGCGCAGCCAGCGCGGCTCCGGAGCTTGCCAGGAGTAATAAAGAGATAATGATTTTTTTCAT